TTTTGGTCAACAACAAGAATCTGAGCGGACTCGCTATACAGCTGATTCTCAAGAGAGGACTAGCAAGTATGGTGCCGATCAAGCCCTCAAAGGCACCCAGACCCAGGTCCGCGGCCAGATGTATGGGGCTGATCGGGCCCTCGAGGGAACCCGGTATTCCTCCGACAGCCAGGAGCGGGCATCCCGCTTTGGGCAAGAGCAGGAATCCGAGCGGACACGTTACACGTCCGACTCTCAGGAGCGCCTTGCTAAGTACAGCGATGACAGCCGGGAGCGCCTTGGCCGGTACAGCGCCGATTCTCAAGAGCGCATAGGCCGCGACCGCAACACCAGCGAGGAGCGCCGAATCGGCATGGCTGGAGAGCAAGAGCGCAAGACCCTCACTCAAGGAACCGACGAGGCCCTGCGCCTAAGGGCCGACGCGAGGGGTGCCATTAGCCGTTACTCTCCGTTCTCCCGCGGCAAGGCCGCCGCCAGATACTTTGGCTGATTCCCATCCTGGGGTATCGGCTTTTCTCTCCTCGCTAAATAACGAGCAACGGGAAAGATTCCTAACAGAGGCCGACAATCGCGATTCCGTGTACCAGCTCTGGATGTATGCCAGTGCCATGGGATATGAATCGTGCTTTCTCGAGCTGGAGTCTTGGCAGAAAGAACGCTATCCCAGGCTGAATCGAAAACTGGCGCTCACCGCAGAGGCCGTGCGGCTCCAGCAGGATATTGCAGCGCTTCGAGCTTGCGAAAATCCGGACCCGAGGCTCATCGCTGCTCTGACAAAGGAGTTGCGAGGGCACCTGGTGGAGATCGAGCGGATGGAGCGCGGCCAAGATCGACGGGGGCTCCTGCTGGCTGGAGCTGATCGACTCCTGAAGACCGTGCAGGATTCCTTTCCTGACGACCCCGAAATGCAGAGCGTTTTAGAGGAATCATTCGAGACCTTCCTCGCCCAGCTGAGAGAGGAGCGCTGAGTTGTTACATTGCCAGTTATGGCTGGCACTTCGATAGCCCAGGCGCGCAGGCGCTCCACGCTTGCTGCTGCTAAAAGGCTCCCAAAGAGAACATCCGCAGATGCGGCGGTTCCAGAAGACATTCAACTGGCCCGTGACAATTTCGCGGCCTTTTGCACCCGGATGGGGAAGCCGCCAGCGCCGCACATGATGCTGTGGCACGAGAAGTTCATCACCGGCAAAAGCAGCGACCACCTCCTTGATGTTGCTGGGCCCAACGAATGCCTACTGAGTCCCAGGGGATCCGCAAAGAGCACCTTCGTGGGATTGCTATGCGCCTGGCTGATCGGGCGGCATGCCCTGCAAAGGAAGCTGTTGCGGATTCTTTACGTGTCCTACAACATCGACGTAGCCAGGGGGAAGAGCCTGGCCATTAAGACTTTGATTCAGTCATCGGACTATCAGGAAGTTTTTCCGATGGTTCGCCTCTCCAAGGCGAGAACAGCAGACGAGTTGTGGTCGATTGATTTTGATTTTGCAGGAATTGATGTCAGAGGAGAAGACGCCTTTACTGTCGCCTGCGCGGGCCTGCGTGGAACCATTGCTTCCAAGAGAAGCAGTCTTGTGATTTTGGATGACCTGATCAAATCCAAGCAGTCCATTGCGAATCCAGAAATCCGCAGGGAAATGGAAGCGAACTGGAACAGCGTCATTGTTCCAACCATGTTCGAGGGCGCCCGTGCCATCGCCCTGGGCACCCGGTTCCATTTTGACGACATGTTCGCCACCACGTTCATTGAACGCAATGGGTGGGCTGTCACGATTCAGGCCGCCCTTGAATACAACAACGACGGGGATGTGCGCTCCTACTGGCCGCAAATGTGGGGGCTCGAATATCTGTTAGGGCTGCAGCGCAAGGACGGAGTCTCCTTTGCGTATCAGTACATGAACCAGGCGGTGCGATCCGCGGAGCTGGGGATTTCCCCTGAGTTGTTTATCAAGGGATCCATTCCCGACACGTTCGACATGATCGGCGTCGGGATGGACCTCTCCTCTGGCCTGAAAGAGCGCAATGACTGGACCGTGTTCATGCTCGGCGGCAGGGATGGGGAGAAGGGCTATTTGATTGATTACAGGCGAGTGCGCTCCATGGGGAACATTGAGAAGGTAGAGGCCCTGTGCGAACTCTTGTCTGACTGGAATTTGCTGATCCGCGATGGCAGCAAGTACCGGCCCACTCGCTCTGATGTGATGATCTGGCCTGAATCGGTGGCCTATCAAAAATCGTTCCAGGGTGATTTCCAGAGGATTGCCCACCAAGACTGGGGCCTCACTAATCTGAGGGTGTCTCCAGTCACCGGGATTCGCGGTGACAAGCTGTCCCGGTTCCGCGGGATCATGGGCCTATTCCAAACCCACCGCGTGATATTCAACAAGTACAGGGACTGGTCTGTCGTGCTGGAAGAGGTGCTGAACCTTGGGCACACAGCCCATGACGACTGTGCCGACGGAGTTCAGATCCTGCTGGACCAGTTGTTCAGGCGCGGTCCGGCAGAGCTCGAGTATTAGCCCCTTCTCTGGCGAACTTAGGATAGACCAATGAGCGAATACAACGATTCCCGGTCCTCCCCATTCCAGCAACTCCTGGAAGCTGCGCGCAGTCGCAAGGGCGGAAGCGGTGACACCACCGTCATCACTGGGCATCTTGCTCAGATGCGGCTTTTCATGATGCGCCAGGGGGTTGAGTTCTACCCTCGGCAGGATTCCTACGGATTCCGGAAGTCATTCCTGGAGAGGATCATCGAAGAAAACGAGATCGACGCCAGGCTCGAGGGGATTGGAGATGACTTCGTGCTTGACGGGCTAGGGCTTTGGTTCTTTCGCCCGGTCAAGGACACCTACCGCATCATGTGGTTCACCCGTGACAACTACAGGTCCTACTACGACGCGGATGAGCAGATCGATGAGATCGACCTGATCTACTCCTACAAAGAGCGCAGCCAGGCAAACAAGCTCAATGTTTCAACCACTGGCGGTTTCACGACGAAATGGGTCCGGCTGGTCGTTCGAAAAGACGAGATCATTGAGGAAATCAGTAACGAGAGGCCGTCCTTTGAGGACCCCATCGGAAGCCGCTTCTCCCCCTCCCTCGGCTCCGCTGCTGCCTCTTCGTCGGTCATTGGGAAGTCGACTCGGACGACACGGAACTCCCTGGGCTTTATCCCTGCGGTCGAGGCGTTTAACAACATGCGCTCTTCCGGTATGGATGCCACCGGGGACTTTGATGGCCTGGAGGGACACATCATGGTGCATGACTCCCTGGTTCGTAATATCCGCGAAAACATTCGTTTCTACGGCAACCCCACACTTGTTTCCAGTCGGGCTAAGCACGAGATGATGGAGTCCGGGGATGAGCAGTCTCGCCGGCCCACTATTGCTAGTAGAGCCGGTTTCGAGTCGACCGCTCCTCGCTCTAACTGGTCTAATTCAGGCGGAGGCCGCTTTGATTTAACAGGAGCCCCATCCCTGGGATCCAACATGAGAGTGCCTCGCCTGATCGCCAATCTCGAGGCCACCGACCGGGTGCAATACATCACGCCCAATGCGGTCAGCGGCGATCAGAACATGTATGCCAGGCAGTATCGGGAGGAGATCCGAACAGCCCTAGGCGGCGTTGATGAACTCGGCATCTCCTCCGGCGCGACCGCCTACGAGATCAAGAGCCTCTTCGGCCGTGCGGCAACAACGGCCCTCAGGAAGTGTCGCGGGTTGCTGACCTACGGATTGTGCAAACTGCTAGGCCTGATGATCCATCACGAGGAGAAAATCTTCCGCGACTCCTTCTCTGCTGCATTAGGGATTGCGCCGCCAAGTGCGCCAATCTTTGAGCAGTTTGAAGCCGATGGCGCTACTGCGGAGTATGAGGAGGCGGAGCGTATCTACAGAGAGGAATACGCCGCCTGGGAGCAGGAGATAGAGGCCAACCTCTCGGAGGCACTGGAGAACCAGGATCTCCCAGTTGGAGTTGTCGGGCTGATTCCTGACGGGGATCGGCGAGTGGAGTGGCGCTGGAGGGGGCCGGTCTTTGAGGAGAGCCCTGAAGACGTTCTCAACGCATCGATCGTGGTGCGGAACCTTCAAGAACTTGGGGTGGACTCGGTGGAAGCACTGAAGCATTTATTCCCCTCAAAAACAGATGAGGAACGCAGCGCTATGCTGTCAGGGTATCCATTCAGGATGGCCCAGGCCACGCAACAGAGCATTGGAACATTCCTCTCGCTCATCGGGGACATGCAGCAGATCCCTCATCCGCAGCAGCCCGATCTTCCACTCCTGGCAGACCCCAGGCTCGACCTGGTTCCATTCGTTTATCGGGCTTTCGATTTCCTCAAGCGAGAACTGACCTATGCAGGACAATTCAACGATGCCGCAGGTGCCTCAGGCCCCAGCGAACTCGATGCCATCGGTAGAGCACGCGCAGGCGCCGGTCTCCCCGCAGAGCTACCAGGCAGCAGCGGCCCCTTCTTCCTACCAGACAGCACCCGGTCCAGCACCGCAAATGGTGGATCCGTGGCAGGCGGCCTATCAGCGCCTGAGCGGCGGGCTGAACGGGATGCCCCAATCCCAGCCCCAGGCACCGTATTGGCAACAAGCGCCACAGGCGGCTCCCTCCCCGGCTTACTACCCTTCGCCTACAACCAGCTACCCAGCGGCGTTCAGTACGGGGATCCCGATTTCGCTGCCCCAAGCAACGCCGGTCTATTCGCCGAGCTATCCGAGCGCGCTGCAGAACGTGCCAGCGCAGTACGCCCCGACCCAGGCCCCGCAAGAGGTCGAGGACGGGTACCTAAGCGGCGTAAGCAACGAAAGTCTTGAGGTTCTTCAGCACTTCGGCGCTGAGGCCCCGGCCCTTCTCAATCGTTACGCCTGCACCGTAGAGGATGCCCTGCTGGCCCAGGCTGAGCAAACCGGCACCACGATGCAGCAATTGCAGCAACTGGCGCAGAACATGAGCCAAATGGAGGTGATCCTTAATGCGGCCATTGAAGACAACAACGCCTACAACTATCTGACCACTGATCCCGACCTGCTGGCTGATTACGTCAACGACTTCTTCGGACCCGAGGGCCCTGCTCCCGTGGAGCTCCCTCAGGACCGCCTGCGTGCTGAGGTAGAGGCCAACCAGCGCCCCTATCAGAGGCCCGAGATGCCCATGCCCGCGCCATCTGGCCGTGGCGGTGGTGTCAATCCAGAGGACTTCTGGGCTCAGTTCAACCAGGTAGCCACCACCAGGCCCGACCAGCTCTGGATGCTGCTGGACCAAGTCCAGAGCCAGGCTCCTGAACTGCTGACCTCTAAGTGGCTCGTGAGCGAGGGCTGAGATGGCCAACTTCCCCGCTGGAGCCATGCGCCCTCCCAATACTGGACCACAGGGCCAAGCTATTGGTGCTTTTGACCAAGGCCCGCGGCTGGGTCAGCAGCACATCAATGCGGCGCTTATGCTTATCCCCACGGCCGAGACTGCAGGCATCAACGCTGTCACCGATGGTGCCCGCGCCTTGCAGGTTGCCAGCAACACCCAGGAGCACCAACTCCGAACTGCTGCCAATGCAACACTGAACACCCAGGCGGCGCAGAAATGCTGCCTGGATGGGCGGCTGAACGCAGCGTTGAAATACCGCCAAGAGGAATACGTGCCTGCGATGTACAAGCTGGCAAATCTTCTCTCTTCGGCCTAAGGGTAATACAAGGCAATCATTCGGCCCAGGGGTAATACAAGGCAATCGGAATGCATGCCAGCTGTGGCTAGCATGGGACTACTCTCGCGGTAGACCATGCGCCTTGCTGGCAGCCCGGAAATTTACGAGGCGCTAGCCAAGCACTTCGTCAGCGACGATGTGCCTCGTCCAGCCGCAGAACACATGGCCGCAGAGGTCATGGTGCATGGGGATGACGCTGACATCCGCATTGATGAATTCATGCGGTACTACGGAATGTACAAGGACAAGGGCTTCTCCGATCAAGCCGCTCAGCACCTTGCAGTCGAGGCACTAGAGGGAGAGAGCGACCCTCCGGCCATGACGCGGCGATTCGCTGGCACCTACGAGGACTGACATGATTTCCCTGCGCCAATACGCCATCCACACATCAGAAGAGCCTCATCAGTTGGCCTTCTGGGATGCCCTGGAAGCTCGCCTAACCCCAGAGCAGCGAGCTCTCTATGCCGATGGCGGCGAACTCCGAGAAGGTGTCTGGAAAAAACCACCACAGGAGCGCCCCGCCGATGAGGTCAGGGCCGAGGTCAACGAGTGGAAGACCAAGGTCAAAGCCCTCAAACTCAGCCAGCCCGATGCTTTCACCTGTCAGGCGGCCTGTATCGCCATGGCAGTGCGGGATCCTGATATCAGGGACATTCGCCGCCGGCTGACCAGTATCGGCACAGCTGGTGATCCGGCAGTCATGGCCCGGGTTATCAAGGGATACGACCATGTCGCCCATACCTACACAAGCAACGCCTCTTTGGACGAGGTTTACCAGTGGCTGAAAGCAGGAGAGCTGCTGATCACGCATGGCTGGTTCACAGGCTCTGGGCATGTAATTGTGCTTGATGGCCTGATGCGGGACCACAAGAGCGATCGATGCCTCATCAACGTGGCGGATCCATGGTCGGAGTTCTCTGCACCGGCCTGGAAGTATCCCGCGTCTGGCGTGAAATTCTACGACGGCTTCTATACGGAGCCTTGCATTTACGCAGCCTGTGTTGCCGGTGCGAGCGTGAGTGACGCCCGCAATGTTTACCGTTCAGGCAAGGTGGACCGATCCCGCAAGGGGATGTGGGTCCATCGCATCACAACTCGCGGATAACAATCTGCCCAGTGGCAAAGCGATACACGTCACCCGTGGCGATAACAGCTGCGGGCGAGAGCAGGCCGTAGGTAATGAAATTACCCCCAGTAGGCGCATCCCAAATACCAAGATGCGTGATGGTCTGAGCCGAAGCGGCTGAACTGGAAGCCGTAACCGTGGCCGTATTGCTGACCTGGAAACCCCCTCCCGCGCTAGCTGCTGGCACACTCAAGCTCGAAGTAGCCAAAGTTGTCCGCCCCCCAGCCAGAGCCGTACTGACATCACTATTGACCCCGGAGGAGCCGGGATCCGCGGTGTGATGGCTGAGGTACACATTGCTCAGTGCCGCTGGAAACGTAGTTCCCCGGAGCCAGTTGAGCTTATTGGTGGCGTGGTATTGAGAGGATGGCATGAATGGCCTGGCAGTCAACCTATTCTGACAGGTTGAGACTAGCCATAAGGGGAAAGAATTGTTGGTGATGCGGTGATCGTTGTTTCCCCCTCTATCAAGATGCTGGGTTCCAGGGTTTGAACTGCGCGTGCCGTGAGTTCAGTGCTCATCTCGATATCCGCGGAACCCGCAGATAGGGCTGCCCGGGCCAGGATCTGAGACTCCATCTCCAGGACAGCCTCCGACTCGGACAGGGGTATCACTGCAAGTTGAACCCTGTAAGGAAGTTCTGTCCACTGGCTGCTCGAGACAAGGAACCAATACTTTCCAGGTGGCAAGAGGATCCCGTAGTTTGATGTGAACGGTTCGTCAGCCTCTGCCTCGCTGGCTAGGACAACTGCGGAGCCGCCGTCGCGCAATGCATAGTCATAGGTGGCGTAGCCCCTCTGCCAGTAACCGGCGTTGACATAGCCAAGGTCAACCGAATAGGGAGACTTGAGGACTTCCACCGGATAGAGCTCGGAGCCTGCAAAGCCGTCATCGCCAAGGGCAATAGGCCCAGCGTTGTTACGCAGGCTGACCATGACGTATTGATCGGTGTATTTGTTGATTCGGATACGCCTGAGGCCAATTCGAGAGGGGGCCTCTATATCAAAGGAAAAGAACAGGGTCTGCGTCCCGCTTTTCGCTCCGACGACACCGCGAAAGTCGAGCTTGGCATTCGAGATTGGACCTAGGTCCCTAGAGTCGTGGACAGAGTTGTACTTGACGTAGGCCTGGCGATTGAAGTCCGGCCGTGTGCTGTCACTGCCACCATAGGTGCGATTAGCAAGGAGGACTGAGTCGGATTGGTCCACAGCGATTTAGAGGGGGTAGGTACTGTCAAGGTGCCCAGCACTAAGGGCCGAGCGGAACTCAGTCAGCTGATCTGGAGTGAACGAGCCAGCGGACAGGACTGCGCTGATTCCTCTTTGGATGGCAGGCACGTTGGCGCGACCGTTTTTTGCATCCCCTAGAAGGGCGATGAACTCAGTGGCCAGAGTGTTCAGTGGGAGGCTGGTGAAAGACTGCTCACGGATAGATGCATAGACAGAGCTTTCAATCAGGGAATCCCAGAACGCCTGGTAATCAGGACCAGGAGGTGAGGAAGGAGCTGGCGGGTCCGGGGTGTTGCCCTCGTCCAGCCACTTTTGAAAGGCGATGTAATCCAAGTTCTGGGAGTCCGAAGGGATGAACGCCCCATCCTCCAGCCTGATAACGGTATTGCCATTGGTGAGTTGGTACGTCATTTGAGTCGAAAGCTTTTAGTCAATTAAATTGTTCTCAGCATCGGCAGCGACCTGGAATGCGAGCGCAAAGGAGTCGCTTACGCTGTTGATTCCCAGGATGGCATGCCTAGCTCCAATGGGACTTACGGACTCAATTAGGTTTTGTTGGATATTGCCAGAAGTACCAACACCTGAAACAAAGCTGCAAGTGGGCGCTGCTCTCATGGTTACTGGCCAGACGATGGGTGTCTCTAACCAGTTCGACCCACTATTGTATCCACGAGTATTGGCAAGAGCAACGCAATAGTATCTTTGGCAAAGCGCGAGCTCCTGCTGGGCGGGTCTACGCCAGAACTGGGGGTCACCAGATCCCGGCACCACTTGTATTTGTGCAATGTCGTAGAACCCGTTTGTGATCAAACTGTTGTTCATGCTATTCATTTGCGCCTGGGTTTGTTCTGTCCCCACAAAGCCAGATGGGCGAGTGGAATAAGCGTTCCCAGACCTCCTCCACGTACCAAGGGACCATGCAAATTTTATGTCAACCTGGTACAGCCAATTGCTCAGCGGCTGTAAAGCGGCTTCACCGAGAGGGGTGTAGGTTGGATTGGTCTGCGTTGTAATGACCGCATTTGGATTGTACGCAGAGGCCACAACCTGCGCATAGGTTGGCATCGTGTATGTATGTGTAAACTTTTGCCAAGATGTCGTAAGATTGAAGGTTTTGCATATCGTGGGGGTCCAGAAGCGCCCTGCACCAATGGTAAAGATTTGAGATTCAGA